GTGATCCCCCCAGGCAAGGTTTGCGACCACATTGTTTGTGGCATCGTCATCTAGGTGCAAAACAAATGGCGCACCATTTGGATTGGGGATAAAAGCCTCAGCAACTAATCGCGCTACGTTCATCGTGTGCTCTTTGTTTTGCTTCCACAGGGCAACCTGCATCCGTTTGTAGGCGCCTGCCGCTGGGCGGTTTGTTTTCTGAAACAGCAAACGCCCTCGCATAATGCGCGTTTTTAATTTGGGATGGCCATGAAGCTCCACGACACGATCAAGGCTTCGGACGCGCCCCAAATCGGAAACTTCGTAAAGTCCTTCAAAGCCACGGACAGGCGCCCAGCGTTCGGCGCCGTAGGATTCAGTCATCACTGGTTAGGCAGTGGTCAGGAGCTGGGCGTTGACGCGCCGCAGCTCCACGATTTTATCGGCAATTCAGCCAAGGCTTGGATGAACGCTTAAATGCGCGTTGTAGCGGCCTGTGGCGGCATAGGTGCGATCAGGCAATCCGGCCATGCTATGGAAGATCATCTGGCCGATCCTCATGTCGGGATAGAGGGGGATGGGGTGCATCCGTCGAGCATTGCTCAGCTCCAGCGTGAGCCGTGAGCCGTACCAGCCACAATCGGCAAACCCGGCATGGCTGTGCTCGTAACCCTCTCGCGCACGACTGGATTTCAGGTAGAACAAGCCGCACACATGATCTGGCATTGAAAAAATTTGGCGAGTTTCGGCCAGGCAAAACTCCCCCGGTTGCAGCCAGTAGGGGTTCTCAGCGGTGTGGCCGTTAATGCCGACAATCTGCAGTTCAGGGCGATCCGGCACCTCAATCATGATGCGATCCCCCAAAGTCAGGTCAAGGCTGGCAGGGTTCAGCAGCTCGTGATCGAACGGCACCACCATGGCGTGCTGCTCGCACAACCGGCGAATTTCATGATCGGGCAAAATCATCAGGCGTAATCCCAGCGCCGGCGTTTGCCATCAGCGCGGCGACCGAGATGGATGAAGGCCGGTGCAGCGTAGCCGAGGCTGAACGGCCAGTTTTCATCGCACCATTTCTCGACAGCTTTCATGTCGGCGCCATCGATTACGAAGTCGACCGCACCGACGCCAGGTGCTGAGTAGAGGTGCTCGCTATCGGTGGCGCCACCCACTGAGGCATTGATTACTGCAGGCCTGAAGCCGCTGGTGATGATGATGCTCTTGCCGCCAAACCGTTGCCGCACCCGCTCGAGGAACGCCGCCAGCTCCGCTGCAGTGTTCACCTGATATTGATGGACGAAGCGCCGTGCCTCTTGATCGAGTGCGAACTCACCCAGGCGGATATGCGGTGTGATCCGTGCGCTGAACGATGAATCGGGCGTCAGTCTGGCCGGTTTCTGCTGCATCTTCGGCCGATGGTCGCCCCATAGCTCTCCCTCGGCTCTACGGCGCCGCAGCAGGCCAGCCTCGACGTTGGTGCCAGGGTTGCGGTACAGCTCCATAGCGGCGGGCACCTTGTCCCATGCCTGCTCACGCAACACCTTGGTGATCGTCTCGAATCCGGGCGAATCGAAAAAGCCAGCGCCGAGGTTGTAGGCGAAGCTCACCAGCGCCGATCGCTGGTTGTCGTCCATTACCTTCCAGTGCGGGATGGTGCTGGCCAGCTTGTCAGCGATGCGATCCACCTCAAGGCGGAGCATCATGTCGGCCTCGATCACGTTGATTTTGTCGCCGCGCTTCACCGGCACGCCACCGCTGTAGCGGGTGGTGCCATAGCCGATCGTCCACGGATCGCCACCGCTGAGCGGATCGGGATAGGCGGAGAGATGGACGCCCTCGAACTGCTTGATCAGGTTGATCGCAGCCGATAGGTCGATCTGCTTGCCATCCTGCGACCAAGCCTCGAACCACGGCCGATCACGCCGCATCGCCTGCTTATACCCATTGGCGGCGAGATCCTGCTCGAGCAGGCTGATCGCCGCGGCCTGATGGGGGAGTCCCTTGTAGTACCGAAACAGAGCCTGCAGTGTGATCGGCGCCGAGTTGGCCATGATCAGCGGTGCTTGGGGAACATCAGGCGCAATGCTTGAAGGAGGAGCTGGAGCCAGCTATTGGACTTCAGCGGGGAGACGGCGATGATCTCGGAGCCAGCGGCCACGATGATCGCGATGATCGCAAGAGTTTCAGGGGACATAGCAGTAGTGCCTGAATCCCCAAGTTACTGCTGAAGCTCCAATGCGCGCACGCGCTTATCTAAATCAGCCAGCTCGGTGCGTGCGTCGATCTTTAGTTCTTCGATCGATTTGGCCATCTGCACCACCGTGGCTTCGATCCGTGCCGACTGGATCTGCATCGAGATCAGCAGGCCGCCGATCGCGACCATGCCAGTAGCCAAGACGGTAGGCAGCGAGGCGGAGAAGACGCCACCTACGCTCTGTGGTTCTTCAGCCATCGCTGTGGCGACTTGCATCCCATCCATCGTAGCGATCGAATGGGTCCGGCCTCCCCTGCAGGATCACCACCGCACGGCGGTAGTAGTGGTTATCCGTCTTCCCGACACGCTCGAGGTGATCGCGAATCTTGCGCCAATTCTCGAGAGTGTCGCGATCCATTAGCGGCCTTGCCCCTTCAGTGGCTTGCGGCCGCGGCGCCGAGGGCGGCTGTTCTGGCCGTACCCTTGGCGCGTGGTCTTCGGTGGTCCCGGCTGATGCTCGATCCGAGCGGTGCCGGTCTTGGACTTGACGGCCATCAGGCAATCAGCGCTTGAATCTGCTCGCGGCCTTGGAAGCCCCAGCTTGCCGCTGCAGTTGCGTTCCATTCGGTACGAGTGACAGGGGCGATGTAACCCTCGTCGCCTTCCTGGAGGCTTCGGTCGTAATCCTCTGGGTACACCGCGTCGTCAAAGGTCACGTAGTCGTTGAGCAGCGTCTGCAAAAACGCCACCTGCTCGTGGCTGTCGGTTGCTGCCTGCAAGTCTTCAATGGTGTTGATCAGCATGGAGAGGCAAGACCCATGTGGGCCAATCCGTTCTGACCATCAGCATGGCGCACATGACCCATCCAGGCAACTTGGCATGACCGCCAACGAACATGATCTTCGTGCTCTAGAAGCAAACGCAATTTGCGGCGCTGCCGGATCATTGACTGGCGCTTGATCAGCTTGAACTTACGTCGGATGCGGAAACCGCAGAACGTCACACCGCGCTCAACTGGGCCAAGACTCCACTTGCCGATGCGCTGATTCATCTCGCCTGCAACGAAGGCGCAGATCCGATCCTTCAGCGCCAGGCCGGCCGCCTTTGACGGCATGATGATCACCGCATCGTCCATGTAACGCACGAAGCTGCCAATGCCCTGCTGGGCAATGAAGCGGTCTAGCTTTCCACCCCAGTAGTTGGCAAACGTCTGGCTAGTCAACGCCCCAATGGGGACACCAGATGGCTGAACAGACAGCACCTGGTCGATTAACAGCAATGTTCGCCGACATGTGATCTTTTTACCCAAGTATGCCAACAGCAGGTCCTGAGGAATGGAAGGAAAAAACTTACTAAAATCAACGTGAAGCACCCAGGCATCTGGGTTCTGGCGCATCAGCTGCTGCATCCGCGTCACGCATTTGTGAGTACCTAGCCCCACACGACAGGCGAACACCTGCGGCATCATTGCGGCATCGAGAATTGGCCCTACCACCTGAATCAGCGCATGGTGCAACACGCGATCACGAAAACTCTGGCAGGCAATCGTGCGCTTCTTGGGGTCAATAATGTCAAACTGCAACTGTGCATCTGGTCGCCAGCCGCCTTCTATTAGACGCAGCTGCAGTTGCCTAAGGTTGGCCAGTGCGTACTCCTTAAAGCGTAGATAGGAACTGCTATAGGTTTTGCCGCGCCTGGCCTCTGCGTAGGCAATTAGCAGGTTGTTCCAGTCGTATATCTGCGGATAAAGATTGCGAAACTTTTGAGCCATTAGGAGGTAGCGGCAGGTTTCGATGGGCTACTCCCTGCCATTGCCACCACTCGGCCCTGAGTTCGCCGAAGCCGGACTTGATGGCTGGCACCTGGTTGGCACCGGCCTGCTGCCCCGTAGAAACAGCAGAGCGTAGTGGTGTTTGGCAGTGGCCACGGCCGCAAAACGCGCCCCAATGTTGTTGTTGGAGTTCCAGGGAGTGTTGTTCCAGTTGGCGTTACGTGAGCCGGAGTTGGCCCCGTTGTTCCAGTTGCCCCCCAGGATGACGGCGCTCCCATCAAGACCGCTTATACCTTGGCACCTTTTTTCTGTTCCTGCAGCCTCTTGATCCAGCTGCCGAGCATTGCGCCCACCTCCCCGACCAGTGCTTGGCTGGTCTCCAGCTGGTGCTCGGTCATCAACTTGCGCTTGTGATGCACCATGAAACGCATCAGCAGCCGTAACTGTCCCAGGCTGCCATCGAGCACGTAGCAGCGGCTGAGCTGATTGGCCTTGATGGCGTCATTGAGATGCTCGGCCACCAGGAACAGCTGGCGGATGAACAGCTCGCGGAAGGTGCCGTGCTTGCGCGGGATCGTCTGCGCGAGCGGGTAGAGGTAGTCGATCACCCGCTCGTATTTCTCGACCATGTAGAGGCCGTGAGCCTCCTTGGAGGTGTCCGCAGAGGCTCGTTTGCTGGTCATTGGCAGTCGGCGCTGTCGCGCCTCCTATCCAAGTACCAGGTGCCCGGCCGCAAAACGCGCCCCAAAGTTG